GACGACCTTCTACAGACTCACCCACGGCTGCCGGCACAACATCATCCACGCCAACAACGACCCGCGGGACAACCGTCTCTCGAACCTGTACATCGTGGGTGGGGACGGCATCCGTCGACGAGCAGTACCGGTCGAGTCCGATGCGAAGATGACCAGGCTCAAGGCCTGCGTCATTGTCTACTGGATGGACGACAACATCGAGACGCACATGCGCAAGCGGACCGGCTATCGGGCGAGTCTTCTTCTCCGGAAGCTCCTTCGAGAGCATGATCTCTACAACCCGTACCTCGTGGGACACTGGATCCACGAGGATCTTGAGATATACAAGTACTTCGTGACAAAAGGGACCTATCGGAATGACTCGCTGGTCTCCTCGACTCAGATGTTTCTGGAGGAGATCGGTCCCGACAAGGAGATCTACTATGTCGCCTAACACCATCACAATCGGAAAGCCGGTCCTTGTGAGGATGTCGTGGTCATCCGTCGATCACGCCTGGGAGCTCAAGGAGATCATCTTCCGGAAGAACGACAACGTGTTCGTATTCGACACCGGCTACGGAGACAAAGCACTTCGAAGCTACTCTACACGACTGTTCGATGTCAGCACTGTCACGGAACGAGGAAACCTCGTATTCTACATTAGGAGCAGGCAGAATGACGACTGAGCAATGGGTTTTCGTCGAGAGGTCGCTAGATCTCGAGGTCAGCAACCAGGGACACTTCCGAACCTATGAGACGGGGAGGAACAGAGTGGCCAGTCACGTGGCCGGGTCCCCGCACTGGGCCGTTCTCACATACAAGAGCGCTGTCACCGGCCGAAGGACCTCGCAGTTCACGGGCAGGATCGTCTGGGAGGCATTCAATGGGCTTCTTATGACGCATGAGATCATCGTCCCCAGGAACGGGGACTGGGACGATCCGTCGCTGGACAACCTGGAGCTCGTTACACGAGCACGCACCTGGAAGGAGTACTGGGACCACCGTAAGCAGCAGTGGCAGGACGTGGCAGAGCTCGTGGACGGGTGAGGAGTCGACATGTCGGATCTGCTATGGCCGCACCAGCGAGAGGTTCTCTCGAAGATCAAGGACGGATGCATCCTCTACGGGATGCCCGGGTCCGGCAAGAGCCTTGTGGCGGCGGCCTATGCTGTGGAGAAAATTACCCGCAGGCCCTTTGAGGAGGGCGGTAGGGCGCCTGCGCCAAGCGACCTTTACATAATCACGACTGCTATGAAGCGCGACAGCCTTGACTGGGAGAAGGAGCTTGCCAACTTCGGTCTCAGGTCGGACAAGCGCTGTCGCAACATACGGTTCTACGTCGACTCCTGGAACAACATCAAGAAGTACCAGGACGTCAAGGGAGCGTACTTCATCTTCGATGAGCAGCGCGTTATAGGCAAGGGCGCATGGGCGAGCGCGTTCAAGCGGATCGCGAAGCACAATAGATGGATACTGCTCAGCGGGACGCCGGGGGACACCTGGATGGACTACATGCAGGTGTTCATCGCGAACGGGTTCTACAAGAATCAGCGGGACTTCATCAACCAGCACGTCGAGTACGAGCCCTACACGACGTTCCCGAGGATCAAGCGCTACCACAACCAGCGGAAGCTTCAGAGGTACCGGGACAAGATACTCATCGAGATGCCCATGAAGCGGGAGACCGTACGGAGGGAGCAGGTCATATACTGCACCTATGACAAGCTCCTGTACGAGCAGGTGGAGAAGGGGCGGTGGAATCCGTGGGAGCAGCGTCCTGTCAGGAATGCCTCGGAGGCCTGCTACTCCTTGCGGAAGGTCGTATCAAGCGTCGGGAGCAGCCGTCCAGAGGCCGTCAGAAAGATTCTGAGGGGCTATCATCGGGCGATCGTGTTCTACAACTATGACTACGAGCTGGAGGCTCTGAGAGGCGTCTGCGAGGGTCTGGCGATACCTTACGGGGAGCGCAACGGACACAAGCACGATCCTCTGCCGGAAGGGGCTGAGTGGGCGTACCTGGTGCAGTACTCGTCCGGTGCCGAGGCATGGAACTGCGTCACCACGGACACGATGATATTCTACTCGCAGAGCTACAGCTGGAAGGTGATGGAACAGGCCCGAGGACGCATCGACCGGGCCAACACGAGCTACAAGACCCTGCTCTACTTCACGCTGACCAGCCATGCAAGCATCGACCTGGCGGTCCAGAAGGCCCTTGAGAGGAAGGAGATATTCAACGAGAAGGGCTTCTGGAAGGCCTGAGAACCAGTCCGCGGGGCTTCATAATGAGGCTCCGCGGACTGATCTCGGGCTATTCATTTTGCGTTACAGGAGGGATTTGCGGTATGAGAGAGGCATATGTGACAGAAGGGGCTGGTGCGGTGGCCAAAAACGTTTTTGGCCACTCTGGCCATATGGCCAGTTTTTTGGCCACTTTGATTAGCCGTTACCGTTTCGTTACAAACCGGTGGCCAGAAAGTGGCCACGGTGGCCAGCAGGTGGCCAAAACGCTGGCCACTTCACTTTCGCAGAATAGCAACGAAAAGTCGGTGTTCGCTGCAGTGGGTGGCCATCGCTTCTAATCACGGATTTGTTGATATCCTGCGGAAAAGTCGGGCAAGTGGCCAGTTTTGGTCTTTTTACTCTTATGAGAGAATAGAAGTATTAAAAAAGGGTATATATAGCTGAGCACGCTAACAATACACGTTTTTCTCAAAATTGGCCACTCTTTCTAATCATCTCGTCAAAACTGGCCACTTTGTATCATGCGTTGTACCAAGACCATCCTACAACTCATGATCAAGGCGATTGGTGATTAGATACACTACGCGTAACAATCATGGGCTATAATGAGGCACCATATTCTGGTGCTATGATCTTTCGAGGAGTATGATGGCCGGACTGGAACGGGACTTTCAGTCTCGCCTTATCCGAGAGATTCATGACCGCCTCCCTAAAGCGATCGTCCTGAAGAATGATCCGAGCTACCTCCAAGGTATCCCGGATCTTATAGTTCTGCACGGTGATCGATATGCCATGCTCGAGGTCAAACGGTCTTCTCATTCCCCCAGGAGACCCAACCAGAGGTACTACACCGACCTCTTCTCAAGATGGTCATACGGAGCGTTCATCCACCCCGGTAACAAGGAGCAGATTCTAGATGAGATGGAACGATCACTCACGACTTAGCGGCCAGCACGCATTTCTGTCTGCGAGCAAGCACTCCTGGCTCAACTACGACCAGGACCGTCTTGTCGAGGCATTCAGGGCAAGCCAGGCAGCGGTCATGGGCACTCGTCTTCACGCCCTCGCCGCAGAGCATATCCGGCTCGGGCTCCGGATGCCGAAGAACCGCAACACGTTCAATCAGTATGTCAACGACGCCATCAGTCTGAGGATGACTCCCGAGCTGGTTCTGTACTACTCGGAGAATGTGTTCGGGACTGCGGACGCCATCGCGTTCGATACGCGAAAGAAGCTCCTTCGAGTCCATGACCTTAAGACTGGCACCACTCGGGTCAGCATGGCGCAGCTCGAGATCTATGCCGCTCTCTTCTGCCTTGAGTATGAGGTCCGACCCGGTGAGATCCGGAATGAGCTCCGTATCTACCAGAATGACGAGGTACTGGTCGAGGAGGCGGAGACGGACCTTGTCGCCCACATCATGGACCGCATTGTGACGTTCGACAAGCTCATCGATGAGATCAAGGCCGAGGAGGAATGATGACCACCCTGACCCACTTCGGTACGCCTCGTCACTCGGGGCGCTATCCTTGGGGGTCTGGAAAGGACCCCTATCAAGGGGCATCCACTTTCCTCGCCGAACGCGACCGTCTCCGCAAGGAGGGCATGACCGACACCGAGATCGCTCGGGCCTGGGGAATGACCACGACGGAGTTCCGGGCGCAGAACAGCATCGCCCGCGCCGAGAAGAAGGCGGGTGATGTTGCTCGAGCTGTTCGGCTCAAGGAGGCCGGTCTTCCCAACACGGCTATCGGCGAGAAGATGGGGCTCAACGAGTCCTCCGTCAGGGAGCTCCTCAAGGCGGACGCCACGCACCGCAAGGACTCCATCCAGAAGACGGCGGAGGTTCTTGAGAAGGAGTGCGGCTCGAAGCAGTTCATCGAGTACGGCTCGGGCGTCGAGATGAACCTCGGCGTCTCCTCGGCCACCCTGAACACGGCGGTCGAGAGCCTCAAGGCCAAGGGATACAAGACCCACGAGGTCTATGTCAAGCAGGCCAACAGCGACAACTTCACCATCCTCAAGGTCCTCACTCCTCCCGGCGTCAGCAAGGCGGAGGTGATGGCGCACCGGGACAAGATTCGTACTCCGGGCGTGGTGGTCGACGAGAAGGGTCTTCTCACCACTGGGCTCAAGCCTCCGGCGGTCGTCTCGAGCAAGCGGGTCAAGGTTCGCTACGCCGAGTCCGGCGGGACGGATATGGACGGGGTCATCCAGATTCGCAGGGGTGTTCCGGATCTCGACCTCGGTGCAGCTCGTTACGCCCAGGTTCGAATCAACGTCGATGGGACGCACTACCTCAAGGGCATGGCCATGTACGGCGACAACATGCCCAAGGGTACGGACATCATCTTCAACACGAACAAGAGCAAGGGCACCCCCATGCTCGGACCGAAGGACCACAGCGTCCTGAAGCCGCTCAAGTCGGATCCGGACAACCCGTTCGGAACGGTGGTTCGGCAGAAGATGTTCAAGGACAAGAAGACGGGGAAGAGCAAGCTCAGCGCCCTCAACATCGTGAACGAGGAGGGCACCTGGGACCGGTGGTCGCAGACTCTCGCCTCCCAGTTCCTGTCCAAGCAGTCCCCCGTCCTGGCGAGGAAGCAGCTAGAGGCTACACGACGGTCCAAGAAGAAGGAGTTCGATGAGATCATGAGTCTCACGAACCCCGTGATCAAGAAGAAGCTCCTCATGGAGCTGGCCGATACCTGTGACTCTGCATCTGTGCACCTCAAGGCCAAGGCCCTCCCGGGTCAGGCCAGCCACGTGATCCTTCCTATGCCGCACCTTCGAAAGAAGGAGGTATATGCTCCCAATTATCGTGACGGTACTGTTCTTAGCCTCGTGCGTTACCCTCACGGAGGAACTTTTGAGATTCCTCAGCTTGTGGTCAACAACAAGGACAAGAAGGCACGGCGTCTTCTTGGCCTTGCTCGCGACGCTATCGGTATTCACCCATCTGTTGCTGAGCGCCTTTCTGGCGCTGATTTTGACGGCGACACTGTCATAACGATTCCGCACACAGGAACGACCAAGGTCAAGTCGACGCCGGCTCTTCGAGGACTCAAGGGCTTCGAGCCGAAGCGGGTCTATCCCGCATACCCCGGCATGAAGCGCATGCGAGACACGCAGACCCAGATGGGCAAGATCTCCAACCTGATTACGGACATGACCCTAAAAGGGGCGTCCGAGTCGGAGCTTGCCCGGGCGGTTCGACACTCCATGGTAGTTATCGATGCCGAGAAGCACAACCTCAACTACAAGCAGTCCGAGCGGGACAACGGCATTGCCGCACTCAAGAAGAAGTACCAGGGCGGAACCACAAAGGGCGCTGCCACGTTGATCTCCCGTGCCTCGTCAACGGTACGGGTCAATGAGCGAAAGCCCCGGTCCGCAGCAAAGGGCGGGTCTATTGATCCCCGTACTGGCCGAAAGGTGTACGAGGAGACCGGACGCACCTATGTCAACGCCAAGGGTGAGAAGGTCCACAAGCTGACCAAGACTACTCGCATGGCCGAGACGAGGGACGCCCGTACTCTCAGCAGCGGCACGGTAATGGAGGGTCTCTATGCGACTCACGCCAACGAGTTGAAGGCACTGGCCAACTCAGCGAGGAAGGCAGCGCTCAAGACCCCGCCCATCAAGAGAGACCCCCGTAAGGCTAAGAAGTACGCCCCTGAGATTGCAGGCCTTCGTGCTCAGATTAACAGGGCCCTTAAACAGAAGCCCCTGGAGCGGCAGGCCCAGCTGGTCGCTCAGGGTGTTGTGGAGAAGAAGCTTCGAGCCAATGGAGATCTTTCCAAGAAAGAACGAGACAAGATTGAACGGATGGCTATACGCACCGCCCGCCAAAGGCTGGGGGTCGATAGGGCTGGGACCAGGGTAGTTCCTACCCCTGCCCAGTGGAAGGCCATCCAGGACGGCGCCATCTCCAACTCTATGATGGAGCAGATCGTCGCCAACGCAGAGGCGGAGACGATCAAGGCGCTCGCAATGCCTCGTACTACCAAGGGCGTCAGTGCTGCCAAGCAGGCACGCATCGACACACTCAAGGCCCACGGTGCAACCACAGCAGAGATAGCAGAGAGCTTGGGCCTGACAACGGCTCAGGTAAAGGGCTATCTCTATCAGTCCGACTGAGCCTATGCACACAGTGATAGGCTCACAGCCACCCTGCCCAGGACACAGACAGTAAGGAGGTGTGCAACCATGCTGGCTCTACGACTAACTACTGAGGACAATCCTTTCGATCCTTTCGACGAGTTCCTTGAGTGGTTCACATTCGATGAGCAACAAGGCTACCACACAACTGCCTACCTGGGCAGGGTGACGTACACCAGCGACGAGCTCTCTCTTGCAGATCAAGTTGAAAGTTCGAATGAATCAGTTCGTGAAGCGTTCGAGCTCAACCTTCAAGGCAATTACAAGATTGTTGAAAGAGAAATCGAAATCTGATTTCTGAAAAAAGTGAGAATCCTCACCCCGGGGGGGGGGGG